AAGCACAGAAGCATCAAGTGCAAACGTATTGATCAGCACAGGTATCGGCAAGCCAGTTCAGGCTTTTGCTATTAACTCCAACGTTTCTATGACCACACAGTTTGGTACAGGTGAAGGCGTTGAAACAATCCTACGTACTATTGGATTGAATGCTACATTGTTGGCTTACCAAGTTGGTACAGCTAACAACGGTGCAGTTACAAACGGTCTTCTAAGCGTTCTTGTTGAAGAATCAGCATGGAATGCAACAGACTTACAAGCTAACATCGTCGCAGCTAACTCTAGCGGTTACAATACAACAGGTATTGTAGTTACACAGCCTGGACTACGTCTAGCTCAGTAATTTTAGCGTAAGCTAAAACAAAAAGGCACTTTTATAGTGCCTTTTTTATTGGCTATAAATATTTTTATGAAATCTTTTATTTGTGCGACCCTGGTAGATATAACACCTACGAATGTAACCAGGGGTGACAGTCTTGCACGAGATCAACAGCGAAATTGGGAAACAGTATTGCAGGTCCTAAGTTTAAAAACTCAACCCATAATTTTAGGGGGGCCTGAGCTTTTATCAGACATAGACGGGGTCAGTAAAATTTTTGGAGAATTTTATCAAACCATGCAAAAAGTTTGGATATTTAAATTTGCCAGCGAACAAGATATCTACACTGTGGATCAATTATACGAGGACTTTGAACAGGTACCAGTTATAACCGGGCTTGAAGAATCTGCTAGGTTCATGCTGCCGATTTTTCATAGCTATGGGATATTAAAAAACATATATTTTTCTACCGTAGATGAGCTAAATATTAATTGATGCTACGGCACCATTAAGGCTTCTCTTTACGGCACATTTGGACAAATTAAAAGCATCCTGTACAGGATATATTATGAGCAAAACCACCGATATTGAAAAGAAAAACCTTGAAGCGCACGTAGAACTTTGTGCGGAAAGGTATGCAGCTTTGGAAACTAAACTCGACAATCTGGACGAGCGGATGACTGTCATCGAGCGTCACATTTCGGAAATTAAAGACAGCATCACCAATGAAACGGGTGGCATTAATAAACAAACGATAGCCATTGGAACTACTATACTGGGTGTTATGTTTACAGCCATTATTACCCTACTAATTCATCTAGCATCAAAGTGAAAATCGTAGAACTTACGCAAAATATAAACGTGGCCATCACAAATGAAGAGGCAGATATGTTGTCTCAATTTGACGAAGAAACACCTGTTATGGCCAGAGGTGATATGGATGACCGACAACAGCTTATGGCTAATCAATTAGTAAATAAAAATCTATTAACAAGAAAAAATGAAAACGGCCGTATCATATACAAACGAAGAACTAGGTAAAATCTTAGTTAATTTAGCAATTCATAAAATTAATTATTGGGCAAAATCTGAGCTCAATTATATTCGACACGCACTTGAAAAACCGCTATTGATACCCATCAGTAATAACTTATGGGTCATAGGGGACTACGTTATACAAAATATCGACAGTCATCGATTTAAAGTAACAAAGAATAAAATTACAATACATACATTTTATAGTAAAAGGGCTGCTATATTTTATGCAGCTCTTAGTAAAGTTAAACAATATAAAATAGCAGATAAATTGCTAGATGCAGATATCAAAGTAGCTCGACTATATGATGAATGTGAATTTTATTCAAACAAAATTACTTCGAAACAGAAAAAAGATAATTTTAAATTAACTCTTTGGTCTAATAGATATCTAAATTTTAAAATGCAATTGCATCCTGCTAAAAATGATTTAGAGAAAACTATAAGATCTGCTAAATATATGAAAATCTGGGAATCTTTAACATGAATTTAAACGAACTTGCACCAAAAAAAACACAACGATTAAACCGTATAATGGAAAGTCGATTTGGGTTTGCTATAGACTACAACAACCTTACCTATGCCAAAGCACAACGATTGAGCATTGCATTGGATGAAAGTCTGAACAATATTAGAAAAAGCTACGGCGCTCATACCGCAGAAAAGAATCCTAAATATATGGAAATGTTTATGGTTCGAGAAGGGCTAACTGCTTGGTTGGATCAGCACGAAACTTTATTAGAAGGCGAGTTGGAAACAGCTGAAGCCGTACTGGCAGCCAAAGACATGGTCGACAGCGTTCAGGACATGATCACTGATGCTAGTAAAATGATGAACGAAGAACTTCCTCCTTTATTAGATACTATCAGAGATCAAATAGGCACAGCTCAAGCAGACAGTTATAAGCAAACTGTAACAGCCGCATTGCAGGGACTAATGGATTCTCTTAATGGTGCCAGAGATGCATTGGACAACGGTGCCAGAGTACTAGCTGGAGAACAACCTGACCAAGCAATGAATATGGGTGGAGAATTGCCAGGGCAATTGCCTCCAGTTGGAGATGTAGACAGCGACTTGGATGCAGAAGATGACGGATTTGCCGCAACTGATGCCGCTGCCGGCGGCCAAGAAGAGCTAGGCAGAGAACGTCGTTAATGAGAGCAAAAGATTTTATAGTAGAGTCTGACAGTGAGGATTTCGGAAAAATCCTCACTGCCATAAATCTATTGCATAATAAAGTTACAGACGGTGAACTTACTCAACAAATACCCACAGGTATGGTTATTCGTTATGTAAGAAACACCGGAATAACAAATTTTTCTTATGCTGATTTATTGTTAGCCAATGATAAAGAACCAGCTCTTAAAAATTTAATCAAAAATATCAATACAGACACTATCACTTTCACAGCCGACACAACTCAGAATATAACTAATCCAGAAGAATATATTGGCGCTGCTGATAATCCAGAACAAACTGTGTCGAACATGGCCAAAAGCGCCATGAAGCGTAGACAAGACTAATTAAATACTGTATAATAAACTCAGGAGATAATTATGGCCTATTCAGAAAAGGTTGTAGATCATTACGAGAATCCACGGAATGTGGGCAGCTTTGCTAAAGATGAAGAAGGTATTGGCACTGGTATGGTTGGTGCACCTGCTTGCGGCGATGTAATGAAGCTACAGATAAAGGTAAACAATGAAACGGGCATTATTGAAGATGCGAAATTTAAAACGTATGGCTGCGGGTCGGCGATTGCAAGCAGTTCTCTTGTTACAGAATGGGTCAAAGGTAAAACACTTGACCAAGCAGGAAGCATTAAGAATAGTGAGATTGCAGAAGAACTCGCCCTACCTCCGGTCAAAATACATTGTAGCATACTGGCCGAGGATGCAATTAAAGCGGCTGTAAATGATTACCGTAACAAGCACAGCATCTAAAAAAATTCAACAACAATTATCTAAACGAGGTAAAGGTGTTGGGCTTCGCATCGGTGTTAAAACCACTGGTTGCAGTGGACTAGCATATGTGTTAGAATACGTAGACAATCCCAACCCTGAGGATCAATGCGTTGACTGTGATGGCTGCAAGGTTTTTGTTGATCCTAAAAGTTGTGCTTATCTAACGGGACTAGAAATAGATTACGTAAGAAACGGACTAAACGAAGGATTCGAATTTAATAATCCAAATGAACGCGATCGTTGTGGTTGCGGAGAAAGTTTTAGAGTGTAAATGTTAATAAACAAATTTAATTATACAGCCATTAATAGGGAAACAGTCGATGGAAAACGTCACTATTGTTTACCCGATGGTTCTAAGGTTCCCAGTGTTACTACTATTTTAGATCGTACCAAGCCCGAAGAAAAACGTCATGCATTAGCAAATTGGAAACGTCGCGTGGGAGAAGCCCAAGCACAACAAATTACCACCGAAGCGGCTAGCCGTGGTACACGAATGCACAAATGGTTAGAAACTTATGTCAAAGACGGGGACATGGGGATTCCTGGTACTAATCCGTTTAGCAAGCAAAGTCATTCGATGGCCAATGTCATTGTATTTGAGGGATTAGGCAAACATGTCAGTGAGTTTTGGGGTGTAGAAGTTCCTGTTTATTATAGTGGGCTATATGCGGGCACCACTGACTGTATCGGCGTGTGGAAAGGTCGTCCTGCCATAATGGA